ATATTGGGAAACTAACACGCGGTGACCTACAAGAAGGAAGTAAAGAACTAACTATGTTATTAACACTTGATAAAATGTCTGAACGCTATGGTATGTTACCTAGCCAAGTGTTAACACAGGGATCAACACTTGATTTGTATGTCATGGACGCCGCGTTAACCTATATAGATTATAAACATAGAAAAGCAAATAATGAGGTAGCAACCGATTATAGTATTAATGAATTACAAGATATGATTAAAAAGGTTAAAAAAGATGTTTAAAGTAAGTCTACAGGTCAAACAACAAAATATTGATCAACATATTAAAAAGATTCAGGATAAGTTAGAAAAGGTTCCTAATCAGGCTTATGATTACTTTAAATATCAGGCACCAACTCCTGTGCGTAGTGGTAATGCTCGTAGACATACTAAATTAGACAATAAAGAAACAATTAATGCTGATTATCCATATGCCAAACGATTAGAAGAAGGATATAGTCCACAGGCACCAAAAGGTATGAGTAAGCCTACTATTAAATATATCCAAACTTTAGTTAACAGAATTATAAAAGGTAGATAAAAATGGCTACGACTCAAGATACCTATAAATTAAATGTTGAAACGCAAGATGCGATAAACAACCTTATGTCCTTAAGTAAGGCAATTGCGGCAACATTCGCTGGCGCAGCAGGAATAGTATCAAGTTTTGCAGATGAGATCAAAGATACAGCAGATGCATTTGGTGCTACTACAGCCGAAGTATTAGCATTAAGTGCCGCATTGGGTCAAGTAGGTGGCAAAAGTGATAATGCTAAAAAGATATTTCAAGGTATCGCACAGAGTATTGACGATCTTGGTCAAGGCAATTTAAAAACATTAACTAATTTTGAACAACTTGGTTTTACATTAAGTGATCTAGGCAAATTAAGTGAACAAGAAATACGTAACAAGGTAATTACTAATTTAGCCGAAATGTCTAATAAGACAGATCAAGCAACACTAGCCTTTAAATTCTTTGGTAAGGCAGCAGTAGGTGTTGATTTCTCTAAGTTAGCCGATGAGATTAAAAATAATAAAGACGAAAGTGAAAAATATGCTGGTGCAATTAATACTGCTGCTGATGCATATGATAACATGGCAAAAATACTTAAGCAAATTAAGTTAGCATTTGCTGAAGCATTTCAACCCGTCTTTAGTGCATTAGCAGATGTAAAAATTACCACAGATGATATTGTATCTGCATTCAAAATATTAGCAACTGTTATAGTTCCAGTTGTTGTAGCAATCACAGCAGTTAAAACAGCAATTATTGCATGTGAATTGGCAATGATTGCCTTTAATGCTGTTAGTAAAGTTAATCCATGGGTATTAGGTGCGTCTGCTATTATTGCTGCCTTAACTGCATTTGGTATGCAGATTGGTACCAATACTAGTAATCAAAAAGAAAATAATAAAGAAGTAGAAAAGCAGCCAGCAATCATTAAGAACGCTGTAGTTAATACTCAGGAATTAACAAACAAAATCAAACAACAACGAGATGAAATAACAAGAATTGGTGATGAGTATAAAAATAATACCAATATACTTAACAACCAATTAAGTTTGTTAATTGCATCACAACGTCAAAGCGCAGTACAATTTCAACAAGCCAAAGCATTAAATGATTTGGAACAAAAATTTACCAGTGATTTAAAATCTGAAAAAGAAAAATTTAATAAACTTGATGCAGATGGACAAAAGAGACAGCGCCAGGCTTATTTTGATACAGTAAAAACTATTAATGATCAGTATGATATACAACGACAAATTGTTGACCTTAAAATTTATGAAGATCAATTAATCAAGGATCAATTATCTAGTCAATTGCAAAATCAAAATATTAGTGTACAATTAAGAAAAGATTTAATTGAAATGAACCAAAATGCTGCAATGTTAACAATGAATACTAAAGATAGGTTAACTCAAGAGTATGCCGTTAAATCTGTTTTGAATGCCATATCAATTTTGCAAAAAGAAATTAATGATAGTGCGTTTCTTACCACTGAGGAAAAGAAAAAATATTTAGATGAAATTACTAGAATTGAATCAGTTGAGCAAGCAATTACCAAGGCTAAAGAATTAGAATTGCAAACACATAAAAATATAGCATACGAAATTACAAAACAAAATTCTGCCCTAGCACAACAAAGTGATGCAGCCCAAAAGAATTTAGATATTGCTAGACAATTTGATACTGGTTGGAAACAAGCATTCAATAATTATGTAGATAGTGCAACCAATGCAGCCACACGTGCTAAAAATATATTTGATAGCATGGTTGGTAATATGAACAGTGCGTTGGATAACTTTGTTGAAACAGGTAAACTTAATTTCAGTGATTTAGCCAATAGTATGATTAAAGATATCATTAAGATTGAACTTAAAGCAGCCGCGGCCGGTATATGGAGTGCAATGAAAGGCGCTGCTGGCGCTGGTGGACTATTTGGTGGCGCAATAATACCTGGCTTCTTAGCCGCTGGGGGTCCAGCACTTGCTAATCAACCTTATATCGTTGGTGAGAAAGGTCCTGAATTATTCGTACCTAAAACTGCAGGTACTGTAATACCAAATGGTGGTTCAGGTACAGGATCTAATGTGATTAATAATTATAGTTATAACATAAGTGCTGTAGATGCAAAATCAGTCGCACAGTTATTTGCTGAGAATCGTAAAACATTGTACGGTTCAGTTAAAATGGCTGAAAAAGAAACATCATATAGAATGAGATAAGGAAAAATAATGAGTTTACAACAAATTATTAACAATAGCGATAGTATAACAATAAATCGCAGAAAGGTAGTTGGCATTCAATATACTCGCAATGATATACCTAGAGTAAGTTTAACACCAACATTAAATCCATGGCGCTTTACAGTAGGACTACCCACTCAATTACGATATGGTGATGTTCGTGCATTGTTAGAAAATATTGACGCATTGGACAGAATTTATAATGAAGTTATTAGTTTTGGTAATAATAGCAATCTAGCATGGTTGTTTAGATATCAGGGAGTAATGTCATTAACACAACGAAATCAAATTACTGTTAACAGTTTTGTAGGTAATCAATTAATACTAGGTAATCTACCTGGAGTAGGTGCAACTAGGTCCTTATTTGAACCTAACGATTTAATACAGATAGGTGATTATACATATCCATTTACTAGCGTAACTCAAGTGTTGCGTGGATCTGGCGGGTCAGTAACAGTTACTACACATAGACCTAACATTATACCAGATAACGTAGTTGGTGAACATATTACAGTAGGTAGCAGTTGTGAATTCAATTTATTCTGCCCTAACATGCCAACATATAGATTATTCCCTGGTGGAACAATGTATAATGAAAATCGTGAATTGATCAGTAATGCTCGCATTGAATGGTCAGATAATTTTGAATTATATGAATATTTAGGTGATCTTTCTGTTTAATATTAAGGTAAAATATGATTAATATTCCACAAGTAAACAATGTACCATATGTAAACAATGCAGAATTTGTAAAATTGACAATTGTTAATCCAAATAGTTCAACAGTAGTGCATACATTTAGTTCAAGTTATAAAAATGAAACAATAGCCGGCACCTCGTATGTCGCTTTAGGTGGATTGCTTATGGTTGGCACTCAACAACGAGATTTGCGTGTATCCAGTGCAGATACTACAGTTACATTAAGTGGCTTGTCTAGTGATAACATATATCTTGTATTAGGTACACAAATCAAAGGTAGCCTAATTGAAATATATCGTGGTTTCTATGATGATAATTATAATTTAGTAAATAGTGTTAAACGATATGATGGCATTATTACCAGTTATACAATCACTGAAGATAGAGAAAACACTACAGATAATTTTATTATTTCTGTTAATTGTTCAGCCTATAAAGTTGTTTTAGAAAATCGTATTGCTGGAAGAAAAACAAATAGTCAAAGTTGGAAAGAATTCGATCCAACTGATATAAGTATGGATCAAGTTCAAGCATTAGATGGAGCATATTTTAATTTTGGTAATCCAGTTAATGTAGATACTACTAGTAATTCAACATCGTTAAAAGCAACCGTAACCGTATTACGATAAGGTCAATAAATGAAAATCATTCAAGCAAATAAATTTCATACACCAATCATCATAGAAATGTTGAAAAGTTATAGGGAAGTAACACCTATTGAATTTTTCAAATACTGTGATGATGAAGAATATATCATACAATTACTCAGTCACATTTTTGCGGGCAGGGGTGTTGCATTAATTGCATACCGTGAAGAAACGCCAGTAGGTATGTTACTAGGATTTATCGACCAATCAATATGGGAACCTAAACTATGTGTACTCAAGGAATTAGCATACTGGGTGTATCCAGAATACAGAGGAACAAGTGCGGGTTATCGCTTATTGTCAAAGTACAACGAGGTTGCACAGTCATTTTCAGATATGGGACGAATAAAAACATGGACAATATCAAAAATGGTAAACAGTCCTGATCTAGATTACAGTAAGTTAGGTTATCGTAAGATAGAAGAAACATGGAGCATGGGAGTTTAATATGCCAATTTTTACAACAACTGCCGCATATCTTGCAACAACCGTAGGTGTAACAAGCGCATTTGGTATAGCAGCAATTAACTTTGGTGTTCGTGCTGTAGCCGCGTATGCATTAACAAGACTAATCAGTAAACGAGATAGTGATGCAAGTACAGCATCTTCTATAAGCGCACCCGGTACTCAAATGCCTCCTGCTACTGATAATAAGTTACCAGTAGTATATGGAACAAGTTATGTGGTACCATGCATCATTGACGCTAAAATGAGTACAGACCAAACAACTATGTGGTATGTATTGGCAATCAGTGAACATACTGATTCAGGTACAATGAGTTTTAATAGAATTTGGTGGGGCGATAAGGAATTGATATTTCAAGACGCATTAGATAATACCAAAGTTACTAGTTGGATTAATAGTAATGATGAAGAAAATACTAATGTATCCGGCAGCATGTATGTCTATTATTATGGTAATGGTAGTAATGATCCACTTAATAGTGAGATATCAGCAATTACATTATTACAAGATAGTGAAATTCCAGAGAACGAAAGATGGACTGCATATAATTTAATGAGTGATTGTTCTTTTGCTGTAATTAAACTTGAGTATAATCAAAATGCTAGTTTGACTGGAATAGAACAAGTATTGATTGAAGCAACTAATACATTAGATAAGCCCGGTTCTGTAATATTAGATTATTTTACTAATACTAGATATGGTTGTGCTATTCCATTAGCAAATGTTGATACCGCGGCGTTGACTGCGTTAGATACTTACAGTGATCAATTAATTGACTACACTGATGATAACGGTGATCCAGCAACGCAACCAAGATATCGTATTAATGGTATAGTGAACACTGATAATCCATGCATGACTAATTTACAATCCATGGTCGATAGTTGTGATTCATGGATTCAATGGGATGAGGTAAATAATAATTGGTCAGTGATTATTAACAGAAGTTATTTAGATTATACTTCTTATGCATCATTATTCCAAATTAATAGTTATAACATTATTGGTGGTGTAGACATTACTCCAATAGATTTGAACAGTACATATAATAGTGTTGAATGTGAATTTCATAATACTAAAATTAGAGATAAGGCTGATTATGTATATTCATTATTAGATCCAGGGGACATGAGTCCTAATGAACCAGATAATCAATTGCAAATTCAATTACCATATGTTAATAATTCAGTTCAAGCACAATACATATCAACTCGTAGATTAATTCAATCTAGGGAAGATTTATATGTTACTTTAACTACAGATTATTCTGGTATACAAATAGAAGCGGGCGATGTTGTTCGTGTTGCTCAACCAGTATATGGTTGGGGCCCTATTGATGCTGATCCAGAAAATCTAGATAAATTGTTCCGAGTAAGCCAAGTTGTTGAAGCCAAAACTGAAGATGGGTCATTGGGTGCTCAAATTACAATGTTTGAGTATAATAATCAAGTATATGAAAATATTAGTATACAGGATTATACTCCATCAAATAATACTGGCATACCTTATCCAGGATGGATAAGTACTCCGGGATCACCAATTATTACAGAAGGTACTGTAGTTGATGGTATGATGAGCAGTCTTATCATAAGTGCTACTGTGCCTAGTGTTGGAACAGTATTGTACATGGATTTTTATTATGGTACTAGTAGTGATCCATCTACGCATAAACTTTATAGAACAGTTACACCAGCGACAGGTAGAGCATTTGTCAATGGATCAACTGTAAGTATAACTGTCAATGATATACCTAGAGGAGTATATTATTGGTCAATTAAAGCAAGAGGATCAACTAGTGTTGGTGGTGGTCAAAGTCAAAGTAGTGATCCTAGTGCACCTAGCACATGGGATGCTCTTAAAGTATTGGCACCAGCGCTAGTGGCTGGACAATTGCTTGGTGGTATTGCAAAATACATGTTAAGACCAGATGCACAACCTAGTGCCGGAGGTATTGTTATAATTGCCGGTTATACAGTATTAGATGATTTATTACCGGTAGCAGTATCAACAACTTCTGAAAGAAATATACCTTTAATATTCCCTGGTACTACTGTGCCAGGAACTGAAATATTTCCATGGTATCAAGGTACTGATCCTATAAGTACGGGCCCATGGTTACCTGCTATTGCGAAGGCATGGCCTATAGGTGAAGGTGATAGTGGTTGGTATAAAGTACTTGTTTTTGATCAAGCCGGGATAGTGTTGAATAATGGGGATTATGTTACAACAAATACTCAACTTTATATGTTAACTGATACAGCCAATACGATAATACAAATTGCCTCATACGTTATAGTATCAACTATTCCAGAAGATATTAATGTACAAACTCAAACATTACAAACAATATTATTAAGTCAAGTACAACCATATCCTATGAGTGTAGCATTAGTAGATAATGCTACAATTGAAGAAGGATTTGATCAAATAGAAAGTGGTTACGTGATTAGAAATATGACACCCGGAAGTAATGTCACTGTATTCACTGCCCGCGCTATTTGGCAACAAATACCAGGAACGCCACCTGCATAAGTCATGCATACAAAAAGATAAATATATAAGGAGATAAACAAAAATGAGTTTATTATTAACAGGAAGCAAAACAGCAACCATTGCCGGCACAGTACTTCAATGTATTGAAGTTTATACAGGTGAAAGTTATACTTTACCTTTTACTTTTACGGATAGCATTGGTGACCCAATCAATATAACTAGTTGGACATTGAGCGTATCATGTAAATGGTATAATGTAGACATAACATATCCAAATTCAACCTCATCAGTAGTTGATATTATATTAAGTAATTTGGTTTTAATTAATCCTCAACCAAGTCAACCCGCAGGATTAGCAACAGCAATTGTAAGCGGAGCAGCCGGTACGGGATATATTTATATTCCAAATACAATTACCCCTGCAGGATTAACACCTACGCTTACATCAACAACATTAATGGGAATAGTTACATTAAGTGTAAGTCGTACTGATGCAATTAGTTCTAGTACCAGCATCAATTTAGAACCAATTGGAATGATCATAAGGTATCTATAATGTCTGATATTAATTTAGATTTTACTGTTACACCAATTAATGCTAATATCGTTGTTGATACCAATGATATAACATTTACACCTTCTGCGATTAATCTTAGTATATATACTGGAGGATTTGCTAGTCCATCAGGTGGCACTAGTGGTAATACACAAGTACAATTTAATAACAATGGCGTATTAGGTGGCGATAGCAATTTAATATACAATAATGTTACAAAATTATTCAGTGCTAGTAATGTAACGATTGGTACCAACGCAAATATCTATAATGCAAATATTATACATAGTAACATTGGTAATGCTAACATTACTAATGCTAATATTACTACTGCAAATTTAGGTAGTGTTACAGAACTTACTATATTAGGTGGAGGGAATGGTCAATTCTTAAGTACTGATGGTAATGGTAACATGAGTTTCTCAAGCCTTACTGCTAATGGAAGTAATAGTCAATTACAATATAATAACAATGGTGTGTTCGGTGGAATACCAAATGTTACGTATGGTGCAGGTAATTTATCACTTGGTAATGTAAGCAATGTTAAGATGACCGGTGGCACAGCCAATTATGTATTAAAAACAGATGGTGCAGGCAATCTAAGTTGGACACAACAAATTGCAAATACTGTTGCTGGTGGAGGTAATCAACAATTACAATATAATAGTACTGGTAACCTAGGTGGTATCAGTAGCATTACATGGGATGGTACTAGTCTTACATATAGCAACGTTGCTAATATTAAGATCCCTGGTGGTTCAGCCAATTATGTATTAAAGACTGATGGTCTTGGTAATCTAAGTTGGACAGCACAAACAGGCGGCAATGGTGGCGGTGTACCTGGCGGCAGTAATACATATGTTCAATATAACAATGCAGGTAACTTTGGTGGAAGTAACGCCTTTATCTTTAATAGTGCCAGCAATTTAGTTAGCATAACCGGTGGTATTTCAATAACAGGTACAACAACGCTTGCTCAAGGTATAGAAAAAACAACTAGCAACTCAGCAACTAGTGGTACCTTAACTTATGATTACTTAGATACTGGTGCTATTATATGGTTGACTAATTCATTAGCAGGTAATCTTACTGTTAATGTTCGTGGTAATTCAACAACTACTTTCTTATCTACAGTAACCAATTGGCAAACTGTAACATTGGTATTGGTCACTACTGTAGGTGCGACTCGTTATGTACCAAGCGTATTTCAAATTGATGGTAGTTTGAAAACAGTTAAATGGGTGAATAATATTCCACCAACGTCAACCAATATATATGCTAACAGTGTCACTGCATATACCTATACTATCACTAGACAATTATTGAATAATTATACAATCCTAGGTAGTTTTACAGGATATTTATAATGTCATTTGTTACACATTTTGGTGCATTTACTGTACGTGGATTTGGTGGTCTGGGTGCGGGCACATCGCCTGCAGGTACTGGTCAGGTTAACATTGCATCTGGTGCAAGTACCGGATACATATATGACATGGTATTAGATTCTGATAATAATTTAATTGGTATATATGATGACACTACTAGAACTGGTGGAATATTTGTCAACGCCGGTGGGTCATTATTATTTAAATATCAACAAAATAATACTTTGATTAGTTGGACGACAACTAGTGATAGTGGAAATTTAAGTTTTATATATTCTATAATTGCAGGTACAGCCGGGGCCATATATGGCGGAGGTCATGGTGGAATATGGACACCGGGTGCTGATCAAGGTGGATTCTTATCAAATTTAACTGATGCTGGCGGAAAATATTATAGAACATATAACAGTCCATATAGTAATAGAGTAATGTATAACATTCAACAAATTACTACAGATGGTACTTATCTATATGGTTTATCTATACCTATTGATTTGGTAGGAGCATATGATAGCGAAATTGTAACTACAGACATGAGTGGTAATGTAGTAAGATTTGATACACAAAGATATATATATTCTGGTACACCATCAGGTGCATACATTACTCAAATAAGTGGAAAATATGCATTAGTTAGTAGTGCCAGTGGTAATGCATTTGGTTATAATACAGGTACCTTTGGTGCAGGATATTATAGAACAATAACAAGTAATTCTATAGTTACGCATATTGTAAATAAAGGTATCTATTGTTATCTTGCATATTTTGATGATGACGTTGTTGGTATAGCCAGAATTAATGCGTCTGGACTTACATTATCACTTCAAAATAATTATACATATTACACAACAGCCTATGATTTTACTACTACAGGTCTTGATGTAAATACTAGCACCAATTCTATATATGTTTCATATGTGGCTACTAATGTTACTACAGGTGAAGATGAAGATAGAATTACAAAATTTACCATCGATGGTAATCCCGTATGGACTCGTAGATTAACACAATCTAGTGGTGTAGCATTGGGAGTTAGAAAAATATTATCATCTAGTGATGGTGAAAGATATTACTTAATGACAGATTATCATATATTTGATCTGCCTGCAGATGGATCAGTTCCGGGCACTGGCGTATATGGTGATTATGTATATGGTATAGGTGATGCATGGGTAAATGGTTCTACACAATTATTAACATTAAGCGGTGGAGGCCTTGGTTGGACATCAGCAGTTGCAGATAGTACTACAGGTAGTTGGTCTGCTTTTACTCAATCATCAAGCACACCATTACTAACATGGAATGGTTATTAACCAACTTTACTTTTTTAAAAAAGTATAAATACAATATCACACTTACAACGCAAGGTGGTGCTTGTAAGTTATAATGCACGAAGGCAGAGGAGATATCATATATGGCTAAATTCGCCAACAATACACTTACACAAGTGGCTGGATTCGATGGACAAATCCTAGCACAAGAACTTGTTTACGATCAAAAAGATTTCTGGAATATGACATGGCGTACAAAAGTTGGTACTACCTTTACTCCAATAAATTTAACAGGTGTCAATATTGATGCACAAATCATTCGCAGAGAAATAAGCGACATAACCGATGGTCGTTATGGATTAGAATTCACTATTAGTGACTATAGTGGTATAGAATGGCAATCTTTAAATTGTGATGTTGTAAGTGGAAATTCTTCTACAGATATCATTGAAATAACCAATGCTAATTTATTATCAGTTGGTGATCCTGTTAGGTTCAGTCAAAATTTAGGTACTACTATCTACACAGATACTACATATTATGTGGTGTACAATAATAATACTAATAATATAAAAATTAGTCAAACATTAGGTGGTAGTGTTATGGGCATTAGTACATTTGGTGCTGGTGGTGAAGTTCTTATATCAGCAATCGTTCCACCAACTTCAATTGAACTTACAATTAGTAATATAGTTGCAAACCTAGGTAAATTCACATTAGAATTTGATGATGATACATGGGATGTAATGGCATCTGATCCAGAATTGAACATCAATGCTACTGATCCTGCATGTTTTAGTGGTCGCATTAAATTAAGTTTCCCGGCAGCAGACGGTAATCCAGCATATGATGAAGTTGTATTTTTGTTATTCTTAATTCGTTCTGATGGGGTAGTAAACTAAAATGGCTACACAAATCACAATCAATTCCGAAAGCAGTCATGTCAATGTTGACGTAGAAGCACGTAGTAATATTATTTTAGATGTTAGTCGTTCAATCAGTGTTACTGGTGTACAAGAGTTAATAGCCGGCAATAATATTACTTTAAGTAATACAACTGGTTGTGTAACTATTGGTACTACAAACACATTGAACGTAGCAAATAATATATTTGCTGTAGGTAATATTACTGCTAATTTATTCCTAGGTAATATTATTGGTAATATCGTTGGTAATATTGTAGTGCCTGGCGTTGAAGGTGATATCATTTTTAATCAAGGTGGCAATGCTGGTGCTAGTTCAAATTTAAATTTTGACACTACTAGTAATACCTTAATAGTTACTGGCAATATTACTGCAAATACTATTACTACAGGTCTTGTAGGTAGTAATTTAATACCAGATGCAAATATAACATATGATTTAGGTAATAATACAAATAGATTCAATGATTTGTATTTGGCAGGTAATTCAATATATTTAGGTGATCAAACAATTACTGCAAACGCTAATGGTGTAAGTATTAGTGGTAATATGATTACTGGTAATACAATACATTTGATAGGTACTGACGATAGTGGAATTCCTTATTTTAGTAATATAAGTTTTGATTTATCAAATGGCGCAGTAGGTCTTGGTTATGGACAATTATTAGGTGAATATATTGATGTAAAAGCAAATACTGCTGTAAGAACTACAGCACCATATCTGTCATTTGAAAGTAATAGAGTTCCAGGAACAGGACCATATGATATTGCTTTTGGTGGTAATGTAGTATTCAATTCAGCATTTGATGCTCCAACGTATGGAAACCTTTATGTTAAATTAGGTAATGTAAATAGAGTACAAATAAGTGGTGGTGCACCTGGATTAATATTAACTACTAATGGATCAAACGTTTTAAGTTGGACTAGTACGGCCCCACTAGCAAATTCTGCATTGATCGCAGTTACCGTAACTGCATCTGCACAACCAAATATTACAAGTGTCGGTACATTAAGTAATTTAACAATTACTGGTAATATTACAAGTGGTAATGCTAGTTTAGGTAATCTTGTAACTGCTAATCTTTTTAGTGGCAATGGTAGTTTATTAACAGCAATCGCAGGCGCAAATGTTTCAGGTACTGTAGCAAATGCAACCTATGCAACAACCGCAGGTAGTACGGCCCAGAGCAATTATGCAAATATTGCTAACTCAGTAGCAGGTGCAAATGTTTCAGGTACTGTAGCAAACGCAACCTATGCAGTTACTGCAGGTAGTACGGATCAAAGCAATTATGCAAATATTGCTAACTCAGTAGCAGGTGCTAATGTATCAGGTACAGTAGCAAATGCAACCTATGCAATAAGTGCAGGTAGTGCAACAACCGCAGGTACAGTAACTACAAATGCACAACCAAACATCACTTCAGTTGGTACATTAAGTGCATTATCAGTATCAGGTAATGCTACTATTACAGGTAATTTAACTGTAAGTGGTGATACAATATATGCCAATGTAACATCATTTAATGTAAAAGATCCTATCATTGAACAAGGTGGTACAGGTAATAGTAGTCCATTAACAACTAATGATGGTAAGGATCGTGGTTCTTTATTACATTACTATACTACATTACCAATTGATGCATTCATGGGTTGGGATAATTCAAATGGTGAATTTGCATTTGGTAGTGATGTATCTGTAACAAATGAAGTTGTTACTTTTAATACATTAGGTAATATTCGTGCTAATTATTATATAGGAAATGGTAGTCAATTAACAGGTATTACAGCAACTGGTGGAAATGCAAACTATGCAAATTTTGCAGGCAATGTGGTTAACGCAATACAAAGCAATATCACAAGTGTTGGTAGTTTAGCCAACTTAACTGTTGTAGGTAATGCAAGTGCTAATAGTATTCAATTGAATATAGGCACAGGTGTAACAAGTGCTAACGTTGGTGCTATGTTCTGGGATGCAACTGAACAAACAGTTAGTTTGGGGATGAACAATGGAGTTACTCAACAAATTGGTTTAGAAAATTATATACTTGTAAAAGCAGATAGTGCTATTACCAATGGACAAGTTGTTATGTTCGTCGGGGCGGCAGGAGAGAATGTATTGGCAGCGCCTGCAAATATGTCAGCAGCCGGGTTTAAGCCAAGTTATATTATTGGTATTGCTACGCAAGATATTGCACATAATGCCAAAGGTTACATAACAGTATTTGGTGTTGTACACGATGTTAACACCAATGCCTATAATGTAGGAGATATATTATATGTAGATCCTGCGAGTACAACAGGTGGACTTACTAGTACAGAGCCAACTGCGCCAAACTATCATATTACAGTTGGTGCTGTAACTAAAAAATCAGGAACAGGTCACATTCAAGTTCGTGTCACAGTTCACGACAAAGTTAAAGATTTAAGTGATGTTACAATTACTACACCAAGTGCAGGTCAAGCATTAATATACACAAGTAGTAATACATGGGTTAATGGTAATCCAAATATTGCTAACAGTGCAACTACTGCTGGTACGGTTACCACTAACGCACAACCAAATATTACATCAGTTGGTTCTTTATCAGGTCTAACTGTAAGCAATGCAACAGGCGTTGTTAATTTTACAACTACTGCTAATGTAACTTTAGGTGCAGTTGCAAATCTACATATATCAGGCGGCACCAACGGCTATGTTTTAAGTACCGATGGGTCAGGTGCATTAAGTTGGGCAGCACAAACAGGTGGTGGTGGTACTCCTGGCGGCACTAATACATTTGTGCAGTTTAATGACAGTAGTACGTTTGGTGGAAATGCACAATTCACCTATGATAAAACAACAAATTTATTAACAGTAGGTAATATAAGTGCCAATGGTAGTCAATTAACTTCTATCGCTGGTGCTAACGTAACTGGTACTGTAGCAAACGCAACATATGCAACTAGTGCAGGTAGTGCAACAACAGCCGCGACAGTAACTACTAATGCACAACCAAACATCACATCAGTTGGTACATTGGTTAATACTACATTGGGTGCAAGCAATTCATTCACTGGTGGTAACTTAGTAAGTGCTACATACCTAACTGGTACATTAACAACAGGTGCACAACCTAATATTACAACTGTTGGTACATTGACAAGTTTAACAGTAACAAATACTAGCACATTGGGTAACGTTGCATTTACAAAGTATAATGAAACTGTTGTCGCAGGTGGTAATACAGGTGCAGCCACAATAACTCCAAATGCAGCCTCAGGTACTATATTCAATTATACATTAACTGGAAATATTACACTTAGCGCATTATCTAATGCAGTAGCCGGAACATCAGTAACAATAATATTAACACAAGATGCTACAGGTAATAGATTATTAACTTCAACTATGAAGTTTGCAGGAGCAAGTAAAACATTGAGTACAGCCGGAAGTTCAATAGATATTATGAGTGTGTTCTATGATGGTACTACATACTATGCTACATTGAGTAAAGGATATGCATAATGTTTGCAGCAAGAGGCGGATTTAATTATTATGTTGTTCCCCCAACCCCTGGTGGTGATCCATATTGGGCAAGTGTTACACTTTTAAACAATTGGGAAAGTCCACAAACTGGTTTTATAGATGGCAGTACTAATAATTTTCCTATATTTTTAAGTTCATTACCTAAAACTAATTTAAGAACTCCCTTTACTGGATCAGGCGCTAGCATATATTTTAATGGTGTAAGTGCATTATCTAATAGAACAGGTAGCGCACAATTTGATTATGGTACTGGAGATTTAACTATTGAATTCTGGGTCTATCCATTAAGTGGCCCATCCAGCACATATAATCCTGCTTTTTTTACAAATAACATGCAGGGCGATTGGGCAGTAAATAATGTAGGGATTCGTATCCATCATCAAAATGCAATCTTTCAGGGAAGTCCACTTGTACAACTTAACTTTACTAGTGCTATAACTAATAACGTTTGGACACATATAGCAATTGTTAGAAGTGGTAATACAATTACAGCATACAAAAATGGAGTTGCAAATGGCTCTGTAGCGTATACCGGTAGTTTAGGGTATACTGGTTGTTGGCCTGCTTTAGCATGTAGTGATGGTGGATTTGGTGGGGGCAATACTGGTCGAGAATTTACAACTGGGTTTATAAGTAATTGGCGTATAGTTAAAGGTACAGCAGTATATACTGGTGCCTTTACACCAAGCACAAGTCCATTAACAGCGATATCTGGTACGAGTATATTAGTTACTGGATCTGGTCAAGGTAATCAAACTTCAAATAATGTCATTGATTTAAGTTTAAACAGTTTTACAGTTACTGCAAGTGGTACTGGATTAAAATCTAGTGGTTTAAGTCCTTTCGGAAATACATATCCTGGAAGTATCTATACCTCAGTAAGCCCAGTAACATATATGACTGCTCCTAGTAACGCAGCATTTCAATATGGTACTGGTGCATTTACAATTGAATGTTGGATTAGACTTGCCAGTACTGGTTCCCAACAATATATTATTGATCAACGATCTGCTGGTAGTCCAACTGCAATTGTACCAACATTATATGTTGATAGCACAAACGTATTGATTTATTATGTTAATGGAGCAGTAAGAATTACAGGTGCAACTACATTAACCACTGGTGTTTGGTATCATATAGCAGTAGCAAGAACTAGTACTAGTACCAAACTATTTTTAAATGGTACTCAAGAAGGATCAACTTATAGTGATAGCAATAACTATATAACCAGTCGTGTAGGTATTGGCACTAATGCTTCAAGTCTTGGTTCAAATGGCTTAGAAGGTTATATCAGTAATGTTAGATTAAGTAAGGGCTTTTGTTATTACACAACTACATTCACTCCAAGCACAACACCATTAATTAGTGATCCAAGTTATACAAGTTTATTAACCTGTACAGGATCAATGAGTTTATATGATCTAAGTAATAATGGTACACAAATGAATCAAACCGGTACCGCTATAGTTACTGGCG